ACTCCAAAAACTATCCCTATCGCTGTCAGTAAAGCCACTACCGCAATTAACGCTAATACTACGTCCATCGTCTACTCCTTCACAAATAAATGCACCTAATCTACCAGCATTTCTGCCAGTCCCTTCCTCTACATCCACAACTTCTAGAGTTACTTCAATAAATGGTTTAAGTTTAAGCCACGCATGACTACGTTTACATTCATACCCTGCGTTGGGATCTTTGATCATAATACCCTCATAGCCACCATCTATCGCTTGTTTGTTGATATCTTTAAAACGTTGTTGTCCATCTTCTGTGTCTAAGTCTACAGTTTCCCATGCCAGTGTTGCTACATGAGGTAATTCAGGTGCGTGTCTTTCTACCCACTCATCTATTTCTCTTGAACGTTGATGTTGCGGAACTGTAGTGCCACCTGCTAAAAAGTCTTCTAAACTCAGTATATCAAACACATGGAATATAGCATCATCACTCTGTACGTTAGTTTTACGGTGTACCTGTTTCATTAAGTCCTGGAATGAGCTAGACATAACTTCACCATCTAATACAGTGTCTTCTGTGATACCGTATGTTTTTACAACATGTGCTAGTTGATCTACAATGTGTTCAAAGTTATGAAACTGTTTACCGTTTCTACTAAAAACTTCTGGGCGTCGATCTTTGTATAGAATACAAATAACCCTAACACCATCTAGTTTAACTTCTATTTGTTTTTTGCCTACTACTTTCTTTTCGTGATTAGCTGAATCGTGTGCTAGTTGGCAAGTAAAGACAGGAACAACGTAAGAGGGGTAATCTTTTTTGACAACGTTGTTCACCGTCTTTTCACTTACACCACAACGTAGATCTTTAATCAATATTCTACGATACCAATAGTTCCATTGGTCTGCTGTGGCTTCTGCCATCAATGCTTCAAGCACTTCTTGAGCGGCATTGCCTGTGACTTCTCTTGAACGAAAGCCTTCTAATGCCCGAGTAAATATGGTCCACTCTAGCCCAGGTCCACCGGGACCTTTTTGCTCTGCTACCTTCTTAACACCAAATGTAATTAGTGGATCGAGGGCTAGTTGGACGCCGGAAAAAAATTCTTTATTGGCACAGTCTGCTTCTGCTCTTATGATTGCTTCTTTCGCTAGTCTGCTGTTGTCTGCTTCGAGACTTTTAATAACATCTACACAATTCATTTTAAGTCCAATATACATTTCATTTATAGTACAAACTTTCCTGTTCTAATTTCACGACCAGTAAAGATGTCAACTGGCTCATCATCACCAAACTCAGCATTGATTTCCATAAGTTCTTCTTCTGAGTAACCATGTTTTTGACGGAAGTTGATATAGTTTCTAAGAAAAATCTCGTCTTCAACTTCACGAACTTCTTCTGTTCTGTTTCTAACTGCAATATCAATAGTGCCATCAACCACAGCCATTTCTAAGATATCACCAGGAACAATGTTGTTTGATGAGTTCCAACGAAGCTCACCTTTAGTACCTAAGTGATATTCTTTTTCTGCTAGAACAGCAACACCTGAACGAGCACGTTCTCCTAAAGTACCCCACATTTTTGATGGAGTAGGATCATTATAAATTGCTTCTAATTCTTGTTTTGTTTTTAATTCTAAATGTGTCATCAATTACCCCTAATTAATTAACCTATACATATATTATATGAAAAAACGATTTTTTGGTCAACCATTAAAGACAAAAAAAGGACATTAAATGTCCTTTGTGATGTTGTTTTTTTGCCACACTATCTACCAGTTTGACCTGGTTTGTTAGTGTAAAAGATGTGTCCATCTACCCTGGCCAGCATTTGTTTGTGCTTACGCCATCTTGGTTTTACGGCAGGTGTATGGAACCAGTATGTGTCTTCAGTTACCATTTCTAAATTATCATAACCTAAGATAGCATCTAATGCTACCTGATAACTTGGATGATCATTGTGGAATGTGCGTTTTGGATTAGTCCAGGGTTCGCATCTCCAACTGAATTGGCAGACATAATAACCTTTGGCATTATGCTTACCTTCGTTGACCACACCACAGATTGAGTTTGGAAATAGATCACTTTCTACTCTGTTTAGTGTAACCTTTGCTACTGCTAGTTGTCCACGACGGCTTTCGCCTCTTGCTTCGTAGTGAATATTTCTAGCCAAGCATTGTATTTCTTTTAACCAGTTGCCTTCTCTGGTATACTTAACTACTAATTGTCGTTTTTCAACTTCGTATTTAAGATCTTTGTGAGCTTGGGCTGAGCCCGGCTCGTTGTCAATACCAACTAATAAAAACAGTGCTAGTAAGACGTATAGTGTTTTCTTATATAATAATAACATCTATGTCGCTCCTATGTCGTTCAACTATTTATTTTGTTAAATTTTAGTAATTATATACTCAGTTTAATTATTTGTCAAGACTATTTTTAGCTTCGTCGACTGTGTATGTTGCGTCTGCTAGAGTTGCTTTTTTGCTTGTTCTAGTGTCTGCTTGGATTGCTAGTGCGTTACCAATACTGGCATCGTTTAAGCGTCTGATATTACGTCCTTCCCTCAAGGCCGCAACTAAACTCTCCCCATAAAAATCTGTAGATGCTACATTTTCTAATATCCATCCTGTTCCACCAAGGCTGTCATCACGACCATAGTCATGTAGATTTGTTACTAGACTTAAGACTGAATTTTTAACACCTAGTTGTGTATCTTCCGGTACAATACCTGCTTTAGGCATATTAGTTAATTCACGTTTAACCTGTGCTGACATGTTTTCAATATTACCTGTGGTTGATTCTGCCTGTGTAGGATATGCTGTTGCTAGTCTAGAGAACTCACCGTCAAGCTCTGTTATTAGTGCATCTGTTGCGGCATCACGACTACTATAGCCATCTGTTCCACCTAGTGGTGCACTCATTGTTGGCGGAAACTTCCACATTGGTATTGTTGTTGGCATTCCTGTTTCTGGATCAATAGGACCCATAACTGTATAATAGTAGTCATCAGCATCAGCAAATATCTGTGTCATAGCATAGTAAAGTTCTTTGACATAATCTAGTTCACCTAGATCTTCTAAATTACCTACAGTGGTTGTTAATTGTTCTAGTTCTTCTCGATGTGTATAACCTGCACATGTGCCGATAATATCTGTAACTAAAAACTCACCATTTGATCCTGAACCTACTCCATAAATGTTTTTAAAGAAACTAATAGTTGAATCTGGTACAGGTTTATCTAATGCTTCAATTGTTGACAATCCTTTAGTAGTTTCTAATTTTTCTGCTACTTGGCTTAACTGCTGGCTGGTAATGTTAAACACATCTTTGATCTGTTGTAGACTCTGTGATAGTGCTTTGTTTGAGTCTGCTATGTATTCTGGAACACAAATATATAAATCTTCGCCCATTCCATTAATTACTGTGTTTGCTGTTTGATTAACATATATAAATGCTCTATTACCGTTACGGTCAAATGTTTTTAAACTTTCGTAGGTATTAGGAAATATCTTTTTAGGATCCATAAAGTCTTGTGCTGTTTCTAATCCAGTAATATTTGAATCTAACACTGCCTGCATGGTTGCTAGATCTTCACCTTTAATTTTACCTAGAGCAGTCCATATTGCTTGTCCTAGTCCTTGTTTAGTTGCTTTTACATCATCAGTTGTTTCAGGTGTTACGCCATCAGGGTAACTTGTAAGTCCCGAAGTGCCTAGTTCATCTACTCTTGTGTTTACTAAACTACTTGGGTCATTTAAACTTATAGCGTTAGTAAGTCCTGCTGTGTTTATTCCTTCTGCACGTATATATTTTTCTAACACAGGTAAACCACCACCTTGTCTATAATAAGTTCTAACAAAGCTCATTGGATTACCTAAGTTTCTTAAATCATTATAATCAATTAAGTTACCTGTGTTTAATAAGTCACTGGCCATTGTTGGTAGTGCTAGGCTAGTATCTGTTAACGCACCTGTCATTAAGTTGTTGACATCTGAATTCATTTCAAATGTAGTGTCAGCGTTTAACGCACTGGTAATAAATTCATTTGATGCTGTTGTAAATGCTGATGCCGCGGATAAGTGTTGTGCAAACACACCTAGGTCTGAACCAATGGTTCTTGATGATTGGTGTGCTATTCTTGAAGTTAATGCACCCTCTGACAATCCTGTTATTTCATCACCGTCGGAATCTAAAACAGTAAATGCTGATTGATCGGCTGTTGGTAGTGTATTCGCTAGTCCTTGGAATACTCCGCTACCTAGTGTCCATAAATCACTTTTTGTGTCGCTTGATGATAATTTACTTGATGCTTGATCTTGACAACTTGAGATATCACTGATACCGCCCACTGCTTTATAGTTTGTGATTGCTGTGTTTAACTGTCCACCTGTAATGCCGTTGTCTTGTAATAAGCCAGCACCTGCATTCATCTGCATTGGTGTTAAGAAGCCTGCCATATTATGAACCTATGAATACGTTAGGTGAGCCTTGAGCTCTCGGATGTCCACACGAATCTGAATCGCCTACTAGTATGATTGGCTTACCTTCAGCAAACACTGTTGCTGATCCGCCAGTAGTAACAGCCGCACAGTGTATAGCACATCCTGGTGCACCACAACATGGGTGAGGAGTTACTGGTGATCCAGGAGGTACTACACCTCGTCCGTTTACTAGCACTGTGGCCGCACCTTGAGTTGCTACACCACCTGCTGAGTTTACATCACCTTTTCTTACGACTGCTGGCATTTAATTATCCGTGTATGATTTTCTTTTCAGGTACTTCAATACCTGTAGTTGCTTTTTTGTAACTTGCTTTTACTGATTCGTTTGAATCTAGTACCATTGCTACTGCACACGTATTTATCCTGACAGGATTATCCAATTCCATAGTATACGCACTAGGAACCATCTGCATCTGACCTTGTTGATTTGGTAGAATAGTTGTTGGTTTAGTTACAATATAATGATCATCTGCTACTTCTTTAACTTCTGCTACTACTTCTTCGCCTGTAACTAACTTAAATGTGTAAATTTCTTTTGCCTCTATTTTCATAATTTTGCCTTTATTTCGTCTTCTGTTAATCTAACCAATGCACTATATCCACCTTCTACAAATAGGTCATCGCCGTTGTATATCTGTGGTACAGATCTATGCCCTTCACCTAACATAAATTCTCTTGCCTCACTGTCTTTTTCAATATCAACTACTTCAAATTCAATGCCTTTTGCTTCTAAAAACTGTTTCGCACTATCACAATGCGGACAGTTAGACTTTGAGTAGATTTTTAACATATTTGTTCTCCCTTGTTTTAGATCTATAAATATAGTTATGACATTATTCAAAGACCTAAAAAATAAATTATCGATCCCTAATTATAGCAGAGTGCGTATTGCTCAAGCAACTATGTACCTACTCGTTATCGGAACATTGTTTACCAATTTTGACCTGGGCTTAATGCTGTTAGGCTTTGTGCTAGGCTACATATTGTTCACTGTAGGCGTTAGTGTAAGCCTGCACAAATACGTTTCACACCGTGCCTTAGAACCACGTAATCGCCTCGTAAAGCACTTTTTATTGTTCTTGGGTACTTTGACCACCTTAGGTACACCTATAGAGTTCGCCGCAGGTCATAGAACACATCATATATATTCAGACACAGAAAAAGATCCATTTGTGCTTAAAAACAGTTTGTTACATAACATTAAACTATGGTTCTTATGGATGGAAGTAGATAAGATTAATCCACGTATGATTATAGATCTCATGAAAGATCCAGATATGAAATTCTATCATAATCATTATTGGAAAATTTGGAGTATATATCCTATTGTACTGTTTATGGTTGATCCTGCATTGGTTGTCTACTTGTTTGCACTTCCAGTGGTATATTGTTTACTTGGTATGTCATGGGTAACAGTACTAGCACACAGTCAACTAGCACAAAGAGCAACGCAAGGTACTAAGCCACATTCAACAGCAGATAAAAGTTGGGATAGTTTATTCTTTAGTTTATTGTTTGCTGGCGAAGGTTACCACGAAACACATCATGCTTATCCAGGTGAAAGAAACTACGGTAGAAAGAATGGTAGATTTGATCTAAGTGGTGAAATAGCTGACTTGCTATCTAAGTATGATGAGTCTGCTGAAAGTCACCTTCAGCCTTAATATCTTTTCCTGCTAGTTTAATAAACCACCAAGCAAAGTCCCAATCCTTAGCAGTAAACTTATTAATTGCCGCACCCGGCTGTGTATGGTGATTATTATGATTACCATCACCAGGAACAAATACACTAGCAATCTTACTGTTAAAAGTTAAGTCTTTGCTAGGAAAGTTTGTATAACCAATCCACTCATACAAATACCTATTGTGTGCTAACACAGTAATGTAACTAATTGCCTGGAACGCATAGATAATTGGTAAGAAGTAAAAGTATGTAGCAACCTTAGGTGATATTAAAAATAAGATTAAGAACCAACCTAGGTTTAATTTAAAGTAATGATTATGAAACCATTTATGATCTTTATCAACACTCAGATCTTTTACTGTTCTTGGATTGATATGATATGTTGGAAAGTAGTAGAACCATAGTCTAATGCTACGCCACCAACCACCACCGTCAATGTTTGGGCTATGAGGATCGCCCTCATGATCACTAAACTTGTGGTGTTTTCTATGTGTACATGCCCATGACACGTTTGAGCCTAAGCTCAGTGTCATTGAACAGAACAACATTAGGAGTTTGTAAAATTTGTTTTTAGGTTCAAATGATCTATGGCTTGAATACTTGTGTAGTCCACAGGCCGCACCAATTAAGAATACTAACCATGAGTAAGCAAGACCCATTAAAAGCCATGCCCAATCAAAGTATGTGATGATGCCTGCAAAGAAGCCAATGTAAGCAAAGGCTTGAAGCATTTTAACCCTTGTATCTAGAGGGAACTTTTTATAAAACCATTTCATTATAATGAGAAACCTTTAAATGTATCTTCTGTAACGTCTTGCTTAACAGCACCAATAGTGTATGATGAAATTTCTGTTTCTTGTGGTGCTACTTGAACTTCGCCACCAGCAATCCATTTCTGTGTCCATGGTAGAGGATTTGATCCACCTTTGTATGGTGACTCTAAACCCAGTGTTGACATACGCTTGTTAGCAATCCATTCAATGTAGTCTTTTAATAGTTGTTCGTTAAGGCCAATCATTGAACCATCTTTAAACAAGTACTTGGCCCACTTCTCTTCTTGTTCAACGGCTGACTTAAACATTTCTACAACTTCAGCTTCACATTCTTTTTTAATCTTAACATAGTCTTTGTCATCTGTTGGTAACATTTTTAATAAATGCTGACTTGATGCTAAGTGAATGTTTTCGTCACGAGCAATTAATTTAATAATTTTAGCGTTGCCTTCCATTTTCTTAAGTTCAGCAAATGCCCATGAACAAGCAAATGAAACGTAGAAGCGAATACCTTCTAGAACGTTTACAGAATTTAAGCATAACCATAAACGACGTTTAAGTTCGTATGCTGACACTTCTACTTTCTTACCGTTAACTGTGTGTGTACCTTCGCCTAGATAATCATACATTGTTTGATAGTTAATTAAGTCATCATAGTATTTTGAAATGTCATCACCACAGTCTGTAATTTCTTTAATGTCCATTAGTTCATCAAATATTTTTGTTGGATCTGAGTAAACGTTTCTAATAATATGTGTGTAAGAGCGTGAGTGAATAGTTTCGTTAAATGCCCAAGTTTCAATCCATGTTTCAATCTCGGGTATAGTTGCTAAAGGCAACAGGGCCAAGTTGGGCGAACGGCCCTGCACAGAGTCGAGTACAATCTGCCTTTTTAGATTGCTCGTAAAAATATGTTGTTCGTATGGGGTTAGATCTTTAAAGTCTTTAGCATCACGTAAGACGTCAACTTCCTCCGGTCTCCAAAAGAAACCTAACTGTCTATCAGTTAGTTTTTCAAATTGTCTATACTTTACAACGTCATAACGCTGAATACCATTGCCACCGTTTGGATCTAAAAACGCTAGTGCCTTCGTGTGATCTCTTTTGTTTTTGTTTAATACACTCATTACTTGTCGCCCCTGACTTAAATTTTACAAGATTCGCAGTCGTCTTCTTCGTACTGCTCTTCGCTATTATCTACTTCTACTGAATTTGCTACATCACGATCTACGTCTATTTCGCCTTGCCCGTCGTGTGTGTTGTTGTAGTACAACTGTTTGCCACCGTATTTATAAAACATGACGATATGTTTTAAAAGGTCACTCATTGACACTTTATCGTCTTCGTAGTACTGTGGATTGTAGGAAGTATTTACCGATATTCCTTGATCAATATACTTCTGGAGAATGGCCATAATTTTTAGATAACCCTCCGGTGACTTCTGATCCCATAACAGTTCGTACTTGTTTTTAAGGCGTCTAAATTCTGGGACAACCTGACGTAATGCACCGTGCTTACTTTGTTTAACAGATATGTAACTACGTGGTGGTTCTACACCGTTAGTTGAGTTTGAAATCTGTGCTGACGTTTCAGCAGGCA